AGGAGAGAGAAATGACAATTACACCACTTTCAGATGATGATAAATATGTTATACAGATAGCCAAAGGGCATGGTAAAGATATTAGGAGCAATTATGAAAACATTCTACGAACTACAGGAAGGGCTCAACGATCCCAACATATTTAAAGCATTTTTTCTAGCTGGTGGCCCTGGCAGCGGTAAATCATACGTTGTCAGGAAAACCACTGGTGGAACTGGATTACAGATAGTTAATTCAGATGATGCATTTGAGCGTTATCTGAAACAGGCTGGTTTGTCTCTAAAGATGCCTGAAGATGAAACAGAACCAAGAGATGTAGAACGTGACAGAGCAAAGAAAGTAACATCTGCTCGTAAAGGTGATGCCACCAGTGGTTATGTTGGACAGAGGTTAGGACTTATCATTGATGGCACTGGTAGAGATTATGATAAAGTATCCAAAGAGAAAAAACAACTAGAGAATATAGGTTATGATTGCTATATGATATTTGTAAACACTTCTCTTGATGTTGCACTTGAAAGAAATATTGAGCGTGAGCGTAGTGTTAGAGAAGATATCGTAATTAGATCGTGGAAAGCCGTTCAAAGTAATATTGGTAAATTTAATAATCTATTCAAAAGTGGCATGATAATTGTCGATAATAATAAAGCTGATGAAGATATTATAGTATCAGTATTCAAAAGAATAAGAGTATTACTAAAAAATAAGGTAACAAACTCTAGAGCTAAACAATGGGTAAGTTTTGAAATGAAACGCCGAGGTATTACTAAAAGACCTAAAGGTTTCTAAGTGTGATAAAAATGTCACACTTTCAATAAAAACCAAATAAAACACCAAAACTATGTCGATTCTTATTGACAAACGCTCTTCTATGGTATATACTTAGGTATAAACTGAGAAAACAAAGGAAGAGTTATGTTAGTTAGTGAATGGAAAGAAAACTTTAAAGATTTTGGTGTTTGGACTGCAACAAATTGCAATTCTTCTGGCCAAGCTCCTCAAATTGTAGGTCGTGATACGGGCTTTCATGCCTTTGCAACTGATGGTGCAGTCATGAACATGGGTGAATCATTTGCAACATTTGAGGATGCTGCAATGTTCCTTGAAACAGTATTTAGCTGGGAAGTTAAAATCAATGGATAATGAATTTAATTTCCTCTCCCCCAAGGTATCCTCTAGAGATAGGGACATAATGGGCTTCGATGATTGTCCAGATGATGAGAATATCATGATTGAAGATGGTTGGATTATGGCACACATAATGCATCGAGTCGGTATGTTCCCTAGTGTGGGAATCGCACGTAAAAATGGGTGGAATAAGCCCATTCCACAGGGTTTTTCTGAGTTTACTGTTGGTAAGATGAAGAAAAAAGTTTGGATTCTCAATGAAATCAATGACTTATGAGTGACGATTTTTGTTGACAAATTTGATTCTTTGGTGTATACTTAGGTATAAACTGAGAAAAGAGAGATTGTGATGGTTTGTAAAGTTGATATGAATAAAGGAATTAGTCTTGGTTATGGCGACATGGAAGGTGATCTTCTAGGACGCCGCGTAGGTTATTACATATACAACGAACAAGAAGAGAACACATATCGTGAGATATGGGTCTATGATCGTTCTGTATCAAAAAGGGTTCGTACTCTTGATGGTATGGTTACATATTATCGCATTGTTGCTCACATAGAGTTGAGCAAGGAACGTGGTTCTTGGCACGTTGATCTATTACAGGTCGATAGCCGTTATAAAGGTAAGAACCTTGCTGTTAAACTATACACATTTCTTCTTAAAGATGAAGGTATCACGCTTCGTGCTGGTTCTTCACAGTCTGCTGGTGGACGGTATGTTTGGAACAAACTATCTCGCCATAAAGATATAACCGTCTATGCAAAGAAATCTCCTTACTCTAAAGTGATTGATTTTCCTAAAGCTGGAAAACGTGAATTGACTGCGAATCGGTTTGACTTATATGGCTCAGATGCAGAGATACTTGCAATTGCTGCTTAATTATTTTCACTTTTCCTTTAATATCAACGACTTATCGTGTACGATTTTTGTTGACAAAACCTATTCCGTATGTTACTATTAGATATAATCAGAGAGAGAGAAAGAAACATGGCTTATATATCACAAGAAGACAAAAAAGAACTTGCTCCTGCTATTAAGGCAGTTCTAAAGAAGTATAATATGAAGGGTAGTATTGGTATCCGTAACTATTCTACTTTGGTTGTTAATCTAAAAGAAGGATTGATTAATTTAGGTAGTAATAGTTCAGTCAATGTTTATTGGATTGAAGACCATTATCAGGGAGTTGCAAAAAACTTTCTAAGTGAGTTGTTAGTTGCAATGAAAGGCCCTAACTACTATAATAATGATGATTCTATGACGGATTATTATGATCGTTCACACTATACTGATATCAATGTTGGTAAGTGGAATAAACCTTATATATTAACTGCAATGAAAGAAGCTGCATAATGAGTAAATTAAAAGTTGGTGATATGATTGTTGAAAGTGGCATTGGATATGTCGTTGAAGAAGATGAAGAAGGATACCTTTGGGGTATCAGCAACAACGCTGAATATGAGATTGAGATAGATGAGAATTTTGTCCCAGATGCTCATTATCCACTTGACAAATCTTAATTAATGTGTTACTATTAGATATAATCAAGAGAGAGGAAAAGTTATGAGTTTTGCAGAATCAAGTACGTATTTTAATGTTGGAGATGGGTCAATTATTGGGTCGTTTTTTGAGAAAGACTACGGTAATTTGTTTGAGTTCAGTGAGAATCGTGAAGAGTGGAATACAGACTATCCCCATAAAGTTTGGGTGGCTACTCCATGGCACATGGATTGTGGATGGCGTTTTGCCAAAGTGATGAAGACTGTTGCATATATTCTTACGAATGATGAGGACGGCAATGAAGTTGTTAATAAGTGGTCAATAAAAAAACATACAGAATATGAAAATAACTGTTGACAAACCCTAATTGCTATGTTATACTATGTATATAATGAGAAACAAGGAAATTATTATGAATAAAGATTTTGAAATGTTTACAAAAAACGGTAATGCAGCGGTTGAGAAAATCGTTGAGAGTGCCATTTTAGGTAAGTGCGATTGGGCATGGGTTGAGAATAAGTTGACAGAATTGTCTGCTGTTCCTTTGTTTGATGAAGCTACAGATACTGCTGTTAGAGAATCAGTATATAAAACTTTGATGTCCATTACAATTGGAGAGAAAACATGATTGAAATAGGTACGAAACTTGAAGGTAATTGGGGTGCAATGATCCCTGTTTCTTATGGTACAGTCACTGGCATCATCAAATCAGTAAACGGTGTGACAATTCCCACAACTGCTGTTGTGGAATGGGATGACCTTCCTATGGAGAATATAGGGTTTGCAAGGATTGGAGCTGCTGGTTCAAAGGTAATAGGGATTACTCTTAGTGATGACTAAAAAAACTGAAGCGTTAATGACCACTCTACTTGGTAATGATAAAGAAATGGTGACTGTGATCCATTCTGCTTTTGAAGAAAGCTCACGGACTGTTGCTTTTGTTGAAGTTGATAAGTCTGCGAGTATAGAAAAGAAATGTGAGATTGCATACGTCAAGACCAACACAATCAATATGCCTTGGTGGCGTAACGAAGGTGTGACTGTTATGTTCCCTGAGAAGGGTTGCCGTTCTACGAGTGTAGGAGATATGGTACTAATCGGTACTGAGAAATATAAATGTGATAATTTTGGATGGAGTAAAATATAATGTGGAAATTTAAGACAACTTGGAATAAAAAACCAACAAATGCTGTAACACGGCGTTTGGTAAAGGTCGAGCTTGAAGAAGGCGGCTTTTTTGAAGAAAAAGATTGTGACCTAACCTCTGCTGAGAGTAGGGCTGAGTTTGGTTATAATTACTTGGAGTATGTGCGTAATGTCGTTTGAATGGAACAAAATGTACAAAGTTGAAGAACGGATTGACGCTGAAATAGGTGATGCCGTTCACAACTTTGTTTGTGAGTATTATGATGTGGATGAAATTACTGATCTTACTAAAAATCAGATAGATGAAATTGATGAGTTTAGAGATGGCTTGGATGAGTATTCTTTTATGCACATTGGATTTTTAAATTTAATTGACCACTGGGATGATAACCAATGAAACCATTTATGATAACAACGCCTAGGGGCAAGCGCAACTGGACACCAGCTGGTGGGTATGATCATCCTAAGAACAAATCAATTACTGCATCTTGTGCTTCAATGGAATTGTCCTTCAATTTAAATACGTGTGATTTTGTTATTGGCAAAGATGATAATCAAAACATTAAAATTATTTTAACAAAAAAGAAGGCTGCATAATGATAAAAGCTATGTTAATTGTTGCAAGTATGGGTATCAATACAGAGATGCCAAGTATGGCTTCTTGTTTAGAGGCAAGACTTGCAATTGCTAGTCAAGATGCATCTATCAAATCTTTGTGTGTTCCTAAAGAAAATGAAACAGATAAGATGAAAGAAATGCTTGGTGTTTTCATAAATATGATTAAAAAGATAAAGGAGTTAGAAAATGCCGATGGACGTAACATTATTGAGAATAGATAATGCAAGAACTGCTCTTGATAATTCTCAAACAGAATGGGCTCAAATCTATTGGGAAGGTGTGTTAAAATATATGTTGAGACTAGGTAATAGGATTACCTAAATAACTTTATGGTCACATTAACACAATCTGCAAAAGATTATTTAAAATCTGTAGTCACTAATAATGATGACTATGTAACTCTCGGCGTAAAAGGCGGGGGGTGTTCTGGTTTACAATATGTGTGGGATTTAAAGAGCAAATTACCTGATGTTACTTGGTCTGAGCCTATTGAAGATGTTTTAGTTCTTGATCCTCTTGCTGAAATGTATATTTTAGGTAGTCAAATTGACTATGTGACAGAGCTTGGTGGGTCATTTTTAACAGTAAAGAATCCAACATCAACAAGTAGTTGTGGATGTGGAGAAAGTTTCGGAGTTTGATTATGAGTAAGTTTAGCTTAAATAAATCTTGGACACAGAAGTATGAACAAATTCCCAGCTATAGTGATTATAGTATTACTGTCTCTTGGAGCGACAACTGCTTGCAGTTTGATCCTACCTTGGCAGATAGCAACAGCTATAACAGCTGGAGACTTGGCATTAACCAAGGAAACAGGAAAGAGTAGTAGTGAACATATCGTTGGTGGTATAACTGGTACAAACTGCCAGTGGAGTAGGCTATTGGTAAATGAAAAAGTCTGTATGACTAATGACGAATATGAAATTTATCTTATGGATATGGGTTGTGTGGAATATGAATGGAACTTCATAGGTTTACCCAGTTGCAAAGATGATAAATCTATAGGAGAAAGCACAGAATGAGGTGGAGTATGCACAAAGGTAGAGGTGGAAAAAATACAGATTTATCCTCAAACATCAATCTACTTGAAGAACAGATTAATGTTTTACGAAGCCAACTGTATTGTCCTGTTGAAGATATGTCTGACTACCAAAGAACTTGGGAAGATAAATGTTTTATTCTTCAGAGAGAGAACGATGAGCTTAAATCTAAACTTGAAAAAATTAAAGAGCATTTATCTGGCTCGATAAGATTTTTATAATAGGAGAATAAGATGCATGAATATAAATGTACAATTTTAAGAGTCGTGGATGGTGACACTGTAGATGTGGATATCGACTTGGGATTCGGTGTTTGGTTACGTAAGGAACGAGTTCGCCTTCATGGCATAGATACTCCAGAGAGTCGCACTAGAGATTTAGAAGAAAAGAAATATGGACTAGCTGCAAAGCAATTTGTCAAGGATATTTTATTGGTTGGCAGCCAACAAAGATTAATTACAGAAAAAGACAAGACAGGTAAGTTTGGTCGCATCTTGGGTAAGTTTCTAGTACACGATGTAAAAGAAGATAGAGAGATGCATCTTGGTCAAATCATGATTCGTGAACATCAAGCAGTTGAATACTTTGGTCAATCAAAAGAAGATATTGGTTATGAGCATATTAAGAACAGAGAATTTATTACAATAAAAGAGTGAAAGAAAGAGAGTATATTATGAAATTAATGAGCCATTATTATGGAAGCGGTGTTTTTGCAAATCGAGAAGTCAGTGTTTACATGGACATATACTTAAACGAAACTTCCTTAGAATATAAAAGATATTATATGTTAGAGTTAATTACTGTCAATAAATCAGTGTGGCGTAAAGCAAAACTCAGTGGAATAAGCTATGCAGAAGATGCCGCAGAGAATTTTGTAATGGGTATTGACAATTAAACTAAATCCTGTTATTATAACATTTATAATAAAGGAAGGGTTTTAAATGGCTGAGAACTATAGATTTGTGTCACGCGAAGGTGACAAGTGGGCTTCAATACTTATTGACAGCGGTAAGTATAATGGAGTGATATATCAATATGGCAAGGTATCAGTGCCAGAAGAAGAGAATGAAGACGGTAATATGCCTCTATCATTCAAATATACTGTTGTAGACTATAATGGACACACAGAAGAATCCCTAAAAGAAACAGAAGAATTTACCACCACAATTGGTGATATTCTAGTATTAGTCCTAGATGAACAACTGGAGAAAGACAACCTTGAATATGCAGACGATTGAACGAACAGCACTAACTCAGCTCGTAACAAATGAAAAGTATGCAAGGAAGGTTCTACCATTTATTAAAGGTGATTATTTCTCAGATAAAACAGAAAGAACTGTATTTGAAGAGATTGAAAAGTTTGTAGACAAGTACAATAAAATACCCACTCAAACATCCTTAGAGATAGAAGTTCAAGGCCGTAAGGACTTGAATGACCATGAGTACACCAAAATTGTAGAGGTTATCAAAACTCTGGAATCTACTGATGTAGATTTTGATTGGTTGGTGGATACCACTGAGAAGTTCTGCAAAGACAAAGCTGTGTACAATGCTATTGTTGAGGGTATATCTATTATTGATGGTAAAGATAAAACCAGAGATGCAGGAGCAATACCTAGTATTCTTACAGAGGCCCTTGCTGTTGGATTTGATAACAGTGTTGGCCACGATTATTTGGCAGATGCACAATCTAGATTTGAATATTACCATACGATAGAAAAGAAGATACCATTTGATTTAGATTTCTTCAATCGTATAACAAAGGGTGGACTTCCACCAAAGACTTTGAATATTGCATTGGCTGGTACTGGTGTTGGTAAAAGTTTATTTATGTGTCACATGGCAGCTAACTGTCTATCTCAGGGTAAGAATGTACTCTATATCACTCTAGAGATGGCAGAGGAACGTATTGCAGAACGTATTGATGCAAATCTAATGGGTGTTTCTATGGAAGACTTGCAAGACCTTCCTAAACAAATGTTTGACAGCAAGATGGATCACATTATCAAAAATACCACAGGAACACTTATTGTAAAAGAATATCCTACTGCATCAGCTAACTCTGCTCACTTTAGAGGACTAATTAAGGAACTTGCAATTAAGAAGAGTTTTAAACCAGATATTATTTTCATAGATTATTTGAATATATGTGGATCATCACGATTTAAAGGTGCTGCTAATATTAACTCTTATACTATGATTAAGTCAATTGCAGAGGAACTACGTGGACTTGCAGTAGAGACTAATGTACCTATTATGAGTGCAACACAGACGACTCGATCAGGCTTCAGTAATAGTGATGTAGGACTAGAAGATACTGCTGAATCGTTTGGACTGCCTGCAACTGCTGATCTTATGTTCGCTCTTATCAGTAATGAGGAACTTGATGCTCTTAACCAGATTGCAGTTAAACAGTTAAAGAACCGATACAATGATCCAACTACAAACAAGAGATTCGTTATAGGAATCGATAGAGCTAAGATGCGCCTCTTTGATGTGACGCTTGAAGAACAACAAGGCCTTGCAGATAGTAATCAGACAAAAGAGATAGATAAGTTTGCAGAACCTATCTTTGACAAGACAGACTTTGGTGAGGGTTGGACAGTATAGTTATGTCTGAATCAATATCTTGTAAACACTGTGCAAGAGAGATTGTAGAAAGCGTACCAGAAAATGCAGGGTATGTTGCTTGTGCTGGTATGGAGTGTGGCCATATGCGTGTGTATGGATTAGATAAAGAAGATTGCCGTCAGGTAATTTTGAGAAGTGATTTGAAATTATGATGCTAAAAGATGTATTTATAACTATACCACCAATGTGGACAGGTATGGGAACATGGGCTTATTCTGGCGAAAAAGAAGTAGAACCAGATGGAAATAATGCTAAAATGTGGCACTATCTGATAGCACCAGATGGGACTAAAATTGACATTAATCAATACTTTGGATCATATCATATACCCAAAAACTCTGAGATAGAAGATTTAATAACAGAATTGCCAGAAGTGAGGAGATATCTTGGAGAAATATAATGTATGATAAAATTATCTACTGGAAATACGATAGAGCTATTGATGAAAAAACTTGCAAAAAAATTGTAAAACTTAGTAAAAAAAAATGGAATGATGCTACACTTATGGGTGAAGATGACACTCTGAAGAAAGTAAACTTAAAAACTAGAGATTCAAAAACTTGTTGGGTTACTGATCAGTGGTTATATAATATAGTATTTGATTTTATGAATGATGCAAATGTAAGCTCTGGTTGGAACTTTGAAATAAATGGGGCAGAAGATATGCAGCTTACCAAATACAAAAAGGGTGGGTTTTATAATTATCATCATGACGGAGATGGTTTCACTCAATATAATTTACCTGACAATGAATTTTTGCATAACAAGACAAGAAAACTTTCCATGACTATAGTTCTTAATGACGAATACGAAGGTGGAGAATTTCAATTTTTTAATGACAAAGTATTAATAAAAGAAAAACAAGGAACGGTTATTGTATTTCCTTCATATATGTTGCATAGAGTTTGCCCAGTTAAATCAGGCATACGTTACTCTCTCGTTGTTTGGTTTCTAGGGCCTCCCCTACATTGATAAAAGAAATGAGAAAACATCTTGGATAAATATAAATTAATTATAACACTCCTTCTAATAGAAATAGCTTTACATATATTAGAAGTTATTATCGATATAAGTCAATATGTCTCTTGACATTTAACACACATACTGGTATAGTCTTAATATGAACTTTTATACAAACGTGCTCCAATGGGGCAACCAACTTTTTGTGCGAGCTGTTGTCAACGGTGAACGTCAAAACTTCAAAGTCAAATATCGTCCAACACTATACTCTCCTGTGCCTGGCAAAGAGACAGGGTATAAAACACTGAATGGTGTTTCTGTATTACCTACTGAATTTGATTCTATCAAGGAAGCAAAGGAGTGGGTTGAGAGTCATAAGAATCAACCTGAGCTGGTGTATGGTAACACACAGTTTGCATATAACTATATTGCTGACACTTACAAGGGTGATGTTAAATGGGATTTAGATCAGCTTTTGATGGTAACATTGGATGCTGAGGTACAGTGCCAGAACGGATTTCCTGACCCAACAGCTGCAGATGAAGAGATGCTGTCTATCAGTATCAAGAATCATCAGAACAAAAAGATTGTTGTGTGGGGCGTTGGTAAGTTTACTACGAATCGTGATGACGTTACCTATATTGAGTGCGAGAGTGAAATACATCTGCTGAATGAATTTCTAGCATTTTGGGAGAGACATCAGCCAGACATTATCACAGGATGGAATACAGAATTTTTTGACATACCGTACATCTGTAATCGTATCATTAAACTGTTTGGTGAAGATAAACTGAAACGTCTATCTCCTTGGGGTAGTGTGCAAGCTAGAGAAGTGTTTAAGATGGGACGCAACCACCAGACATATAACATACAAGGTGTTGCTGCTCTAGATTATTTTGACCTGTATCGTAAGTTTACCTATCAAGCACAAGAGTCCTATCGCCTTGACCATATTGCAAAGGTAGAACTGGGCGAGAGTAAGGATGGTAATCCCTATGACACATTTAGTGAATGGTATCAAAAAGATTTCCAATCGTTTATTGAATACAACATCCAAGATGTTGAGATTGTTGACAAGCTTGAAGATAAGATGAAACTGATTGAACTATGCTTAACTATGGCCTATGACGGTAAGGTTAATCACGTAGATGTTCTGGGTTCTGTTCGTTATTGGGATGTTCTTATATATAATTATCTAAGAGAAAGAAACATAGTAATACCACAAAAGAAAGTTTCTAAGAAAGCAGAACAGTTTGAGGGTGCATATGTAAAAGACCCACAGGTAGGTATGCACAAATGGATTATGTCTTTTGACCTTAACTCTTTGTATCCTCACCTTATAATGCAATACAATATATCACCAGAGACATTGCTACCCAGTAATAAACAAGAGGGGTTAGTTGATAAGATTCTGGATGGTAAGGTTAGAAATGACACTGAATATAGTATGACGCCAAACGGTGCATTTTTTAGGAAGGACAAACGAGGATTCCTTCCAGAGATTATGGAGAATATGTATAATGATCGTGTCAAATACAAAAAGCTTATGTTACAAGCTCAACAGGAGTATGAGGACACTAAGAAACCAAGTCTTCTCAAGGATATCTCACGATATAACAACATTCAGATGGCGAAGAAAATATCCCTTAATAGTGCGTATGGTGCTATTGGGAATAATTGGTTTCGCTATTTCGATCTTATGGTCGCTACAGCAATTACTTCTAGCGGTCAGTTATCTATACGATGGATTGAGAAGGCTCTTAACATCTATCTCAACAAGATTGTTGGAACTGAAGAGGAAGATTACGTTATTGCAAGTGATACGGACAGCGTATACATCACTTTTGATACGCTTGTATCTAAATCTTTTAAAGACAGAAATCCTTCTACAGAGTCCATCGTCAATTTTCTGGATAAAATTGCCACTACTAAAATTGAACCATTCATTAACAAATCATATCAATCACTTGCTGATACTGTCGGGGCATATGAACAAAAGATGATCATGGCCCGTGAGGTTATTGCTGACAAGGGTATATGGACTGCAAAGAAGAGATACATTCTTAATGTTCACGATAGTGAAGGTGTGAGGTATAGTGAACCAAAGTTGAAGATCATGGGGATTGAAGCGGTCAAATCAAGTACGCCAGCACCATGCAGAGAGAAAATTAAGGAAGCATTGAAGATTATAATAAACGGTGATGAGAAAATGCTAAATACATTTATACAAGAGTTTAGGGAAGAGTTCATGACGTTATCACCAGAAGAGATTGCTTTTCCTCGTAGCTGTAATGGTGTAAAGAAGTTTACAGGAGAATCCAGTTTGTTTGGTAAAGGCGCTCCCATGCACGTTAAGGGTGCAATATTGTATAATCATTTGGTGAAAGAGAATAAACTGTCTGGTAAGTATCCCTACATTCAAGAGGGTGACAAGGTAAAGTTTGTGAATATGAAACAGCCTAACATCTATACATCCAGTGCATTTTCTTTTATAACTTTCTTTCCAAAGGAACTTGACATACGAGACAGAATAGACTATGATGTACAATTCACTAAGGCTTTCGTTGAACCGCTTCGGTTTATCACAGAAAAGATGAATTGGTTGATTGACGATAGTTATGGTACACAAGGCAGTTTAGAGGATTTTTTTTAGTAATGTATATGAAAATAGAAAATATACCAGATAGAATTAAGTTAGAACTTGATGTTCGTAATGATTTGTTTGGT